CATTGACAATGCTGCTTGCGTTGGCTACAGTCGCCCTGGGAATGTAGGCCTGAGCAGCATAACCAGGTTGTGAGGCTACCGGCGGTCTTGCGACACCGGTGGCATTATAGTATTTCTTTACGGGCCGGTGGATATTGGTATATTTTTCTTTCATGTAGCCTCAGAATATGGAGCCGCCAATGACAGGTTTGCTAGAAGTCATCATATATTTCTTTTTCACATTTTGTAGGCCAGCTACTAGCATTTCAATAGCATCCGGGCCATCATCATGTGCGTTCTTGTCGGGAAATATCCTAAACTGGTTGATCAATTCCCGGTAGACTTTAGCCCAATCTTCTCTAAAGCATAATTGGCCGTTACCAAAATGGCCTTCTAAAGATCGTATGCGATCTGGTTTGGGCTTGGTATGCCATACCAGGATGTAAGGGACCGCCACATTGGCCTTTTGCTGCTCTTGCCTAAGCAAGATCTCAAAGTTGCTTCGTTGCCCTTTATCCCACGCAGATTTAGCTATCTCAAGCGAATTTGCTTCTATCCAGATCGATTGGTATTTGTATTGCTGGTAGGCTTCGATCAGCTTTGTAATCGATTTGCTTTGCACATCAACGGACAGGTCGCATTCCCAAATGAGCCATCTACCATCAGGTAAGATCGCGATTGTAACCAGGGAAGCGAAGTCATTCCCGCCCTTAGAGAGATCGAGACTACCATAGATTTTAAGCTTGCCATCATTTATTTTCTCTTGCCATTCACCCGGATCTATCTTAGACATCTTGTCTGGATTGAAGATCGCGAATTGAGAGTTAAACGGATTTTGCTGGTATAATGCCGACCAATCATATTCTGACAGGGAGCGAACTTGTTTCAAGTGTGCTACTGGATATCTATCAGGCCATAATGCCTCGCCTGGCTTTCTAGGATCATAGGGAGCGACAGGTTCAACCGCGATAGCTGGAAACGAAACGACTGTCCATTGCGGTGCTTCGGGATCTTCAGCAGCGAGCTTTAGAAGCATGCCGGGCAGATCTTCCTCGCACCATCTAGTAGCTGTAATCAGGAGCTTTGCTTTCTTACCTTGCCGCGAGAAAAATTCACCACTGAACCATCCCCAGGTTTCTTTTCTGATCGCAGCGGAATCCGCTTCTTGACGGCCTTTGATTATGTCGTCTATATTTCCGTGTGTCATGGGGTTGCCGGAAATGCCGCCCCCCCGACCAGCACAGAAGTACCGGCCCATGTGCCCCACTATCTCGAAGAGATCGGAGTTCCTGACATAATCGCCTTGCGCGGCAGTTCGGATATTTTTATCGTTTAATGTAGTATCGGGGAACAATTCTTTGTATTCTGGAGAGCTTATAATCCTTTGCACATCACGATTGATGCCAGAAGCATAATCAGCCGCATATGAAGTTGAAACGAATTTCGCGTCCGGATTCTTGCCTAATATCCATGCGGGCCCGCGCCGTGATACAATCTCAGTCTTACCATTCTGAGGCGGCATGAACAGCATTAGGCGGTCGATGTCACCGAAAGCCCAACGCTCGTAATAATCACATATTACTTTATGATGCCAGTTTACAGAATAATCGGGTTTCGTGTAGAGGATAAAATCAATCAGACTTCTCCTCGCCAGGGCCTTCCTCAGATCCTTCGATCTTGGAGGTGAGTTTAACAAGCTCTCTAAGTTCTTCTTTGCTAAGGTTGTCATAGTTGTTGACCGTTGTCGTCTGGTTGACTACAGGTTTATCATCAATCTTCGCGAGCACTTCAACAACCTTCGCAGCGCCACTTATGCAGCTACCAAACGACCTGAGATCTGGCTTAACATCCGGGTTCTTGCTCGCGATCTTTCCTAATGCAGTTTTGGCCGCCTCAATGCTCAGATCATAGACCTCTTTCTGGCATTTCAACAAATCGAGCCCTTCCTTCGCATCCCGCGATCTCTTAGCCTGCGCAAGTTGCCGATTCTTTATGTGGCCCAAATGCTTCTTCATGGTCGCATAACTACATCCAAACGCCTTCGCGACCGACAGCACCGAATCGCCTTCTATTAGCCGCCGATTTGTGTCCCGCTGTGGATAGCGTTTCATGACAGTGCAAACCTTGCATTTGCCGGTATTGCCTGTCGATTTCTTCCATTCGGTGACTGGTTTGGCCATATAATATCTATCCGTTTACCGTAAACTATATATTCTAGTCGCGCCTATTAGGTATTATGGAACAATACTATGTAGCAACCGGAAATGTTAGAGGGACTTGCAACCACCACCACAAGACCATTGTGGCCGCGCAGAAATGCGCAGACCGTGATCAAGCTGGATGCAAGACGCAAGGCGGATACTCGGATAGATTCGTCCACCTCATCATCGATGGACAGGACAACGGGCCGGTGGAAACATGAGTCGCCCAAAGAATACCGGGGCGGCTATTTCTTTCCGATTGCCGCCAAAAGAGGATGCCATCTTTCGCGAGAAAGCGAAAGCAGAAGGCCTGAGTCCGGGCCAATATGCCCGGAAAATTCTTTTAATTTGACAGTCTCGCGGTCATATCTTCATATCCGCGTTTTGCTCCTTTGGTTTTTGGCTTCCATCTACCAACATCCTCGATTTTCCCTAGGATACTGTTTTTGCTTTTCCCTTCAACCGTCTGCGACCAGGATTTATCTCCTGAGTCAAATTTGAACCCCTCAGATTTCAGTGTATCCTTGTGTGCATAGGTGTTTCCAGATATTGTTATTGTCACCGGCTTCGTTATATCCACCGAACCGGACGTTTTCATGATTGTAGGCGAATATTTAGAAACATCGTCACCTGATAAACTATTCTCTGGCGAAGGCCCGCTACCGCCACCACCACTTCGGCCACCGTTGCCGCCACCACCAGATGATTTAGACATTACAAAACATCTCCAGAGACATTCCTATCTTCTTAGGCTTGATTGGTTCAACCTTAATATCAGATTGCAGCGACTCTTCTTTCCGGGCTTTGTTGCTAGTTCGTTTGGCCCAAATGGTAGCCTGTTCATCTACATAGATCCAGCCTTGGCGCTTGCATAGGGCATCGATTTCTTTCCTATGCCCCCAAACGGCGAACTTGATGGCATCGGTCCCGGCATGGGATTCTGCCAAAGAAGCCTGGTCGGTAATCGATTGCAGCGTATCGTTTTTGTGCACGCGAGTAGCCCATGCCTTCCAGCCCAATGGTACACCATAAAGGTTTTCTTCCCACCATCGAGGAGCGACATTCATGTCTACCCAACAGCGCATCCCTCTCTCTTGCCAATATCGCGAAAGGTGCCTTTTCTTGCCGATCTGCTCCAGTGCTCTCCAGCGTGGTTGTGCATTTGAAGTAGAAAAATTTACTTCCACAAAAGAGGGGGCACCCGATTTCCAGACTCGATCTGGTCTTTCCCACAACTTCCGAAAATGGTCGCCATAAAGTACGGCATTTCCGAGCGCATTGATACGGGTTTCATCCACATAGAACCAGATAGTTTTCCCTCGATAATCACCATCCCTCTTCACCGACCCATAGGCGAGAGGATAGTCCAAGAAATCGCCCTGCATCGATGGCATTAAGTCAGCTATGCCTTCAGAATTGCTGGAAGGGAATACCGCGTCGGGGGTGTCTGACATAATGCACCTAGAACAAGTAAATTAAGGGACCGGCTCGCCCGGACCCCTGGGAATGGATCTGTTTCTTGAGATGTTACTTAAGGCCACCGCGAAGCCGTAACTAGATGGTGAATTGCATCTTAAGATCATCTGCTGTCAGAGTACCAATGGTTCGTTGGTATTCTTCAGCAAGTTCTTTTGTTTTGGGATCTTTATTTACTTCATCTAAAATTTCGCAGAATATTTTATGAGAGTCAATTTTTATCATAGCGATCTGCCTGGACAGTTTATCAAGGCTTGTCCGGGCCTCATAATTGAAAGAGCAGTTTCTTGTCTTACTCAGGACACATCGATTCAAGGTTCGCGACTCGGAATATGCAAAGACTATCAGCATGCATATCTATCATACAACGGCGAACGGTGTATCGTATGACTGGAAGATAGCCCGAAATTTCCGCCTCGGTGCCGGGCGGTAGGTGTATCGATGTCCAGACGTGTTATGCAGGAAGCCTGCATAACTATGATATAGGCAAGGATCGGGGCCTTGCCTTGGATGGATGTCCTTTAAGAGCCGAAAATATTCCGGTTCTAATGGAACTATGAGATATCATGTACGCCAGTGCCCTCGCAAGACTTGCCGCACATGATAGAGGTGATTCGTCCGAACGAGTTGGACAATAACCACATACATTACAAGTTAATAAGCTTATCGCTATCTATTATAACATGCCTAATATTCTTCTCCAATCGGGAAACAACTCTTTCCAATTCGGCAAATGAGCATGATTTGTGGCCGCCTCATGGGGCTTGCATGGCCCATGTGAATCTTCAAGATAAGGACGCGCAGGTTGCCGCAATTCATCGAAATTGTCCGAAGGTGGGTCAAACATGGGTAAGACCTCAGATAGATAGCTAATGCTATAGGATACTTTTCAGTATCCCTGGTCTGGATTTACACCGCTCCAGGCACGTTATAATTAAATTTAAGGGATTTCAAGAAATCGCGATCTAAATAATTATTCCGTGTTTGTGTGATAGAATCATTCCAGATTTTGCAATTGCAGAAAGCATACCCCCGCGTGTCATAGCGGATTATATCGCCGCACTTATGGCACGCAACCGGGCCTTCGTTGATCTTCTCAGTTTTACCCGTTGATGTATAATAAGGATGGTCTGTATTTGTGTCATGCCACGCCAGGAAACACGCATCGGTTTCTTTTGCTTTCCAAGATGTACCAGTTTTGCTTAGGTGCCCTGGGTGAGCTAATCGGCCTCTGATTTTGTATTCAGAATTGGCTTTTTTTGCATGCACGATTAGACTATTAGTATCTAATACTATAAATAACTATCTACTTGTCAAAAAAGAGATTTCATTTGGTTACTAGAAGCAATTCCGGATGCTCCTTGCACCGCTTGACCAGCGTCCTTACCCCGGCAGCCGATAACTGATAAGGCTTGCCAATCTCAGATGCTATCATTTCACCCGATTGGTGCTGTCGAAAGATATCAGCATAAGCCGCGTGTGGAACGCATTGATCGTTGGTCCTGCCGCACCGACGGCCTTTTGGTTTCGGAGTTGCTCTTGTAAACGTGGATATGCGCCGTCTCGGAAGATTCTCCTCATAATCGATTGGCTCATCACAATAGCCTTCGATCACTGATATCCCCATCCAGATATCCAGCCACTAGACGGCGCATACTGCCACCATTGCCCCATGCCCTGAGAATTGTAGTTGGCCCTATTCAGATCGTAGCCGTAATAGCCGTCATGCTGCCCATATACCGGCCCGTAAGACTGCCAGTACATTGTGGGGTGATATTGAGGCTGATAATTGTAGTTATCAGCCCACCCAGGCGGCTGGAAGCCGTATTCTTGTGGGTAATACGAATTTGCTCTGCTCATATGGGACATTTGACCCACTGCGATACCGGTCAGCAGTAAGCATATTGCTAGTGCTAGATAGATTGGTTTCATGTTTATTCTAACTCCTTTGCCTTCATGGTACATAGTTCTTTTAGCCTTTCACATACGTTTTTAGCGGCTTCTTTTTGATCCTCAGTCATTTGGGCCTCTAGGACCGATATATAGAATTTGGCTTTGGTAAGATCGCTTTCGGTGTCCTTCAGGGTACGCTTCGCGAAATATTGATAATTAGGAACCCAACCATAACCGCATTGGTTATCCATAGAATATACGACATAATCCTTAATTGCCGCTCGCAAGAAATCAAGTTCTTTTTTGTCAGTAACCGATATCCGCAACGATTTAAGTTCATCGTTTTGCGTTTTTAGATCGTTGTTTTGCCTTTCTATACCGGCATTTTTCATTTCAAGTTCAAAGCACTTTCTTTCAAGTTCCTTAATTTCACGAAATGGCCACATGCCCATCACCTGCCATCATTGATTATCTGACTTCGATGCAATTGCTCAATGTTCTTGTCCCGGATCGCGATTACGGTCTTTAGCCTTTCGTTTTCGGCTTTCAGTTCTATATTTTCTTCGGTGAGCCTATAGAATGCACCGATCATCTTCTTTTCCATTTTGGTAGTCATCGCCAATGACCTCCTTTCTGATATCTCTGAGCAGCTTCGACCTTCCATGCTATACGATCAATTGATTTCTGCTTACGCTTTTGGTCTGTAATGGATTCATTGATCGAATTGAATCCAGCGATTGCTTTTTGGAAATTGATATCTGGTAATAATAATCTAGCACATCCGGGCCAATGATCATTTACAAAATCGCAAACATCGCTTGCCGTGGTACTATCGGAGATATCGATTTTTAATGGTTCTCCTAGATAATCTATTTCCAAGATAGTAGTGGTCATCTATTTGCCCCATAATACATTACAATCCTCTCATTAATAGCCTTCGCCCGGACCTTGCCTACCCCTGGCATTTCCTCTATAGGTTTTGCATAATCACCCCGGGGGATGAGTGCCAATCGATATTGGTCTATGACCGGGATCAATGTTTTGATGCCAACTCCTCTAAATAATAGGCTTGTCGCGACCAATTCCCTTTCATGATCCATTGGCCTCGGAGCATACTGGAATAATGATGCTCCTGTCAGAACCTTATGAGCAGTAGAAAGTAACCTCTGGAAGGGATCGACATGCCATCGCATTACAGGGATATTCAGGCCATAGCATTGAGCCTCGAAATCCCAAAGTCTCTTCTTATGGCTTTCCAGTTCATACTTCAATTCGTCCCCATGATATCGGGTCTTTAGGCTCTGATAGATGGCATCAGCAACCTGATTATCTCCCCCCATAACAAGTATCATCGATGGCCTTCGCGATTCTGCCATGTCTAGGTATTGACAAAACCCGTGCCCATCTGGACCAAATACCGTTTGTACATAGTCTTTGCATAGTTTAAGTTCTGTGGAAAATGATCTTTCGGCGAGGGAAAATTCTAAATCACATAAGATCTCAGAGCTAAAAGATGGCAATAAAAATCTAGGATCTTCAGATACTGCTAGAGCGAGCGCGGTGTCCCTACCAGAGCCGCGTTCATTGCCCGACATTTTGATAGTAATTTGATTCATGGCGGGTAATACCTCCAGTCCATGCAACGGGTCGGCAAAATATAAAGTCCCAATCGGCCACCAATAACACCAATCGGATTATCATCTTTGGGACATGACCACCAGCCAATACCTTTTGATAGATCTTCCACGAAATGCAGGAATTTGCAGCCAAAACATGTATCCATCTAAACCAGTCTCCTGAGCCACGGCCACCTATCCAACATCGCGCTGCCTATCCGATACATAATCATTTGCCCATGAAATGACAAATTCAGCCAGGTGTAAAGGGCCACCACGAGAAGGCTGGATAGTAGGACCAGGATTACGTAGATATTATTTTGCATTCCTCCCTCCCACAATCACAGCACTTGTGGCCGCACTCTTCGCATTCCATACCGGACTTACCCAATCCTTGCGCGATCAGTTGCCCATGCCAACCGTGATCGCATGATGGTTCCGGGCAGCAGGTGCCCGGCGCGCGATGCAATTCAATCATGGCTTGCTCCTTTACTGAAATGATCTCCTATCATATGCAAAATATGAATACCATAAGCATGGTAATTAGTATCATATTCATGTTTAACCCTTTTCAGCAAATCATCCTCTTCTAGTAACCACAACCAAGCAATATAATGCTGAATGGAACGATTTGCTGATATACCCCGCTCATCTTCTGCCTTCCCAAACGCAAAAGTAAGATATTTTATTGCCTTTGCGAGAGTTTCGTCTTTAGTTTCTGCTTTCCAATCGGTTACCCCCTCGTTTAGATATGGGGTCGCATGTTCTAGATCCATTGCATATATATATTCAGTCACTTCAAATCCGAATGGATCATCGTTTTTACGCTCTTCAAAACGCCTGACTATATCGTCTTGTGATCTCATGACTTGCCGCTCCTCATGCCATCCAGTACCGTCTTACAAAAATCTAATGCATCTGCCGGGCACGCAAATGTCTTCGCATGGCATTCGTCCATTCCTAGGCATATTGAAATGTTGATAGGTTCGACATTTGGCTTGCATCCCATTAATGCTTCCCTGAGAGCCGCGCATGACTTCCAGCCTTCATGTGTTGGCTTGCCGTCTGTCTTTCTGTCTTTCGGCCAGGTCTCCTCGCAGATGGCACAATCCATACGATTTACAACATTTTTCAGAGCACACGTTCTTTCGGGGTGACGGTGACAAGGTTCATCAGTTGACTTGCCATCTGAAACTCTGATCGGTCTTAGACATGGCAGATTTGCAAAACCGTCTTGGAGACTGTTGATATCCACGATTGCCTTCTGTTGCTTTCCAATCGTTTGGCCCATTGTCTTGAT